CACCTGCAGTTGGATCAAATGTAATCTTTTTAGTTGCCATTGACTAACTCTTTAAGTAGGGATTTAATCTCATTCATCTCATTTTTTAGATTAACAAGATCTTCTTCAATAGTTGAGACTTGCTTTGTTTTTGCAGTTTTAACCTTTCTACTTGCTACATATTTTTCATAATCTAAATTGTTTACATTAATGATTGATCCTGTTTTTGGATCTCTTGCCAAATCACTTCGGTCTTTTACTTTGTTTAAAGTCATATTATGCTAATGCAAGTACTCTAAGGTCTTTTATTCTAGGAACATATGCCTGATTTTTAGATGTCAGAATAATTTTAATCCTATAAGATTTAAATGATGGTAGGTTATCAGCAGTAAAGGTATAATCCTTATACTCAATATCTTGAGGTTCAAATCCATAGGAATTTGATTTAACAACTAAAACATCAGATTGACCATCATTATTTTTAGGTGCTATCACCTGTCCCTGATTATTAATGTTTTTAAATCCAGGGAATGGAGTAAATATGGGTTTGAATCCTTGCTTATCACTAACAGCATAGAATGCTCTTATATTAGCATCAAGATGTATATGAGCACCTACTAAAATCTTAATAGATGTTCCAGGATTTTCTAAATTAATTTCTTTAGATAAGTATTGACATGCTGTTGGATCCTCAACAAGAGAATTTACTCTTGGATCAGTTGCGTAGTCATCAATAACATCATTAACCCTGTTTGATGTAAGAATAGTGCTTACTCTCTGTCCATCAATCACAGGACTTATCCTACTATCTGTAGAACTGAGGAATAACCTCATATTCATAGATTTTGCACCAGGAAGATTAGATAATTTAGCATCTGCGTTAACTTTAGATGCAATCAATCTAGGTGAATCCAAATAATTTGATTCATTAAGTGCAATTGCTTGATATCCTGCATCAAGATATGGAAGCTCGTTTCCACTTATACTCTTACTTGTAGTAGTTCTTGCTTCTGCTGTAAGAGAAGTTCCCTTAACAGTTAGATTTTGAACAACTGGTGTAATAATTTCATATGGCATATTTTGAGTTGCCCTTATATCATATCCACCAGCAGATTTAGTCTGACCTACAAATAATTGAGGAAACCCAACATCATTACTTCTATCATCATTATTAACATTAAATTTCTCTGACATATCAACTTTAATATCATAAGAATCAAAGGTGATATGATCGTCTTTGGTTACATCAGACAATTCATGAATCTTATTGATTCTCTTCAAGTTAACATCAGCCAATTCATATTTAAAGACTGGTGTTCCAACTGGATATGATACAGGATTGGTACCTCTTACAATACTACCACCAATAGTATTGTTAGCGACAGAAGTATATTCAATAATTTCTTCTCCGATACGAAGGAATCCACTATTAGTAGTTCCTACACCTACATTTTCAAACTCTTCAAAATCTTCTGCTTTAACAACAGAAAGAGGTGATGTTGATGTTGCAGTATAAGCAGCAGTTAATTTAGTTGGTTTGATATCAGATTGAACATTTGAAATTTCCACTTTATTGTCACTGAAATACATTCCATGATTCTTATGATTTACTTTAATATGCAATCCATCATTATCTTGATTAATACTGGAAATTTGAACATCTCCTCCATTAGCACTATTCAATTCTCTAGTTTGTGAGTCGCTATCAATAAACATAACCGTATTTGCTGCACCAACAACAAAGTTACCTTGAACCTCATTTAAGATAAGTTCTGATGTAGCACCGATAGAAGTAATTGTTAATCTAGCGTTTCTACCAACAGAAGTAGACCCAAGAGTATTAAATCCAACAACGTCACCTATCTGATAACCAGATCCACCGCTAGTAATTGTTGCTCCATTAGAAACTATAGAACCACTATTAATTGTAATAGAACCTACTGCACCTCTACCATTACCTGTTATGGTAACTAGATTTACACCACTATAAGTAGTTTGACTAGCAGCAGGGGTATATCCTATACCAGCATCAGTAATCGCTAAATCAGGACCAGCAGCAGTTCCTGCAGTTCCAACCAGATTACCAGTTGCTTGAGTTGCCATCTGGTAAACTGTATTACCTATTTCAAGATTGCTATCAAATACAGTAGTTCCTAATCCAACTCTAACTTCTTTAGATTTCAAACTTAATGAATTTGGCATCAAGGTAGGAATTTGATTATTTCCTTCTGTAAGATCAGGATTATAGAATTCTACAGTTCCGTTTTCAATAAAGTCTGCTCTATACATTGTAAATTTCAAATCTTCCCACTGACTTGGTTCCCATGTAGAAGCATTTTGAGACTTAAAGAGAGACCCCAAATATGGTTGGTTAGATATAAATGTATTAGTAAGAAGATCTTCTTCGCCAATACGAGAAATATAAACACTATACTTGGTAGAGTTGGATGCTAAACAAATTGCATACTCACCACCGTTTTCCAAATATATTGGAGACTTAAATTCTATAGTAGTAGCAACAGATCCATCACCAGAAATATTAACTTGAGTAGGATTTAATACAATTTCAGAGAAAGGTAAAACTTTCTGTGTTGGGAATCCTCCCTGCATTGTTCTTAATTGGAACACCACAGGAATGTCCATATCATCCTTGGTTCTGAAGAATACATCACATTTTGTGACAAATATACCAGTTTCTTCTTCAACCAAGAAAGATTGTGCAAGAGGGTCAAACCAACCTACATCTCTTTCTTCAAGTGGTCCTGCAGATACAGCAGTAGAAACGACTTCTGATCCAAGTGTTCTGTTTACATTACGTTGCTGGAATTCCTGTTTCTGTTCTACTCTAGCATTTCTAACTGAAATAATAGTTTCCTGAACAGTTTCTAATGCTCCAGCAGCAGTATATGCTTCTTCTGCAATAGTAACTGCTTCATTTTGATTATTATCCTTATCACTAACAAGAGTAAAGACACTGCTACCAGTTTCAAATCTTGGGAAATTAACTCCATTTGGATTTGGAATAAAGTAACTACCAGCACAGAATGCAGATAGATCGGAAATCAATCTAAGATTAACAATTTTTGCTTGTGCTCCACTACTCTTTCCAGTAAGAATCATTCCAGATTCTACCCAACCATGAAATTCGCCTTGAACTTCATTTTGAAGAGAATATATATCAATATTCAGAGTAGTAGAAGTAGATGTATATGTAGTGGGAACTGGTTTTTGTGTATAAGGACTTGATGCATAAGTTACTGAAGGTGCATTATATTGTCCTTCCTTATGATTTGATTGAGCAACCCTAAAGGTAATACTTGGTCTCATACTACTAAAGTTATCACCACCAAGTCCTGTTCCTTGAATATTACCTATAACTGTTTCACCAACTTGGAATGCACCAGAACTCATTTCTATTTCTAGTAGTTTTGGAGTACAATACCTAGTAACATCTTCTCCATCAAAGAATGCATAAAGTTGAGTTATTGGTTTCATTCTCTTGGAAACGAATTCAACGTTTCTAGATCTCATATATGGAATAATATCTCTATTGATAACTTTGCTTCCTTGAGATTGTCTATCAAATACTTCACTAACAATTGTTCTAACGCCCTGTCTGGACTCCACACCCCTCTCAACAGTCTCTCTTATTTCTTCTCTAGTAGTTGTAGTTCTACGCTGCTGAATCCATCTAGCAGGGTTTGTAGAAGGGTCTCCATTTGGCCATCCACCTCTACTAAATCTTGCTCCCCAATTACCACCAGTTTGAGTTACTCTAGATGTATCTACAGTGTCTATACCAGTCCAATTAGTCTGCCATGCATTCCATAGAACAGGTGCAAATCCTGTTTGAGGATCTGTTCCAAAGTTTCTACTTGCAGCAGCCATTGTTTCTGCATAGTTACCTTCTGTCTGAATAACTTTTGCTTCTAATCTAACAGTGTCTACCCAGTTATCACTTGCTGGAGTTAATTCTACAGTTCCTTGCCAGAAACTAATAAGGAAAGGAGTTACACTTTCAGTTCTTGTAGCAAAACTCTGCTTTAACCACTCAACATCAGCATAATCTAGAGTTATAGCATCATTATTTTTTCTTACATTAATACCTTCAATTGTCTGAAATGCTAAATCCACATTAGGATCCACATCAGTAACAGGACCAAAAATTAGATCTACTGAATTAGTATAATGCTTTGGTCTAAGTTCTTTAAATGATCTATCAATACTATTCTTAATACCTAATCTATCTTCCTGTGGTAAGAATGAATCAAAGTTATCAACAAAGAAACCTGACTTAAATCTATTAAGTCCATCAGCATCAGAAACAAATAGATTAGCAGTATTAGTTTCTAATAGAGTTAATGCAGTATAATACTCTAAATTCTTAATCCGATTCTCAAGATTCTTAATGTCAACCATTTGGAATCTCTTATACTCATGAGCACGAATATCTGCCTGTTGAGGATTAAAGAAATATGGTGGTAAATTGATAGTTGCTACTTCAAGTGCTCCATCTACATTACCTGGTTTATCTGGTTTTTCAGCAGCAGCTCCATACTTAACTTGAAACTCTCCAGTTTTTGTTAAGTAAATTCTATCAATTCTTCCAAGATAGAAAGAGAATGAAGCAACAATAGCTTCGTCAGATGCTAGGATATTAGTAGCAGTCTGACCTTCATTATTAAATGTTCTTCCATAAAATTCTAATGGAGATCTAGTGCTTTCTGAAACAATATAATCTGCAACTCTAGGTCTAATGTCAATAATATCAGCATTGGAAATGCCATCAATTCCCATAATATCACTACCATAATCGAAGTTGTCATAAGAATTTACTGTAGTAATATCACCATCATCAGTAGAATCATAGTATGCACTTTCAAAGTAAACTTTAATTTTCTTATTAGGTGCTTCTGCTTCTGGTTTTCTTGTTATAGATCCATAATCGTATATGGTTTTTTCTTGACCAGTACTAAATGTATATTCTCCACCAATATCAAAACTAGTAGCATCTAATGTAGTAACGACTCCTTGAATTCCAGAGTCTTTGAATATTACTGTTTCTCCTTCAGCAAAAACAAAATCATTCTTGTATATAAATGTAATTTGACTATCGGATAGTCTTTCTGCATAACATGCTATAGCACCACTATTCTGTCCTGTAATATATTCACCAACTAGCAATTCAGTAGTAGTCGTGGATTGACTATTAATATCGGAAAGAACCATTTTTGGTGCAGATGGTAATTCTAAATCAGCAGATTCGTATATACCATGAATCTTCATAACATCAGGAGAACCTAATGTTAGAATTTTATCTTGCACTCTAGTTCCATATGGATAAGCACCATAAGTTAATCCATCATTTGTTGTAGTAGATCCAATACCAGATGCTGGATTTGTAGATTTATCAACAATAATACTATTAACTTTATTTTTAATTTTTTTCTTTTCTCTTGGATTTTGTTTAGTAAGTGTAGTTGTTAATTGAGCACCTGCATCATTTGATCCTAGATTATAAATTTGAAGTGACTTACCATCACTACTAATTTCAAACTTATCAGTAGTTAAAGGTTCGGCACTACCATCAACACGAATCAATGAATATCTTTCCTCATCAAATGGAAGGAAAAACTCACTAGATCCAGCAGAAACAGATTGGGATAATTGATTATTGACAATATTAACTTCAAATGACTTTCTTATTGACAGAGTTGCATTAGTTAAATCTACATTAGCGATATAATCTTTAGGTAATCTGGTAAATAATGTATTATCAGAAGATGATGATAGTTTTGTAGTTAAAACTTGCAAATCAGTTACTTCTTTTAGTGAAGTTGGTAGACTACCATTTGCTATTCCATCTACATCTGCAACATTAGAAATTGTTATTGAAGTTTCACCGACAATAGTAATTCTACCGTATGTTGGATCATTAGATTTATCAGGATTACTAAATTGTACTAAATTATTTACTTTTACCAATCCACTACCAGGAAATAAATCACCAGTACCGTGAGTAACTGTGCTTACTCCACCAGAAGCAGCACTAATAGTTGCAACTCCAACAAAAATTGAAGGAGATTGGATAACATCAGCATTAAATGTTCCAGCAGTACCAACGGTTCCGTTATTAGTAGCAAATACTGATTTTACATCAGAAATACCATATGAAGTAATTGCTGTTGCAACTCTTCCATTTTGTATTCCATTGAATATTAATGCTTCATTCTCTATAAAATCACCTTCTTTTTCATAAAGAGTTAAAGCAGCACTATTAGTAACAGAATCCTTAAGGAACGCAGTTGCCCCACTATTAGCACCTTCTATAAAAGTAGGAGTAGGTAAACTAACAAGAGGTTGATTTAAAGTTACTTTAGTAACTGTCTGAACATCATATAAAGATAAATCCCATTGATTTAAATTGGATTGAATATTATATGCACCTGTTTCTAAATTATAATCATAAATTCTTGCAACACCAATCTCGGATCCAGGAGCTACCGTTTGATCTGCAGATCCTCTTTGATCTCTTAAACTTAAAATATAAGTATTACCTATACCTGTGACAGGATTACCATAAGCTCTATTTAATTTTAATGTTGATCCTGTATTGTATATTATATTTTGATTTGATAAAGTTTTAGTTGTTCTTGGTTTTGGACAATCCAAATATACTGCACTTTGAACTTCTATCTCATATCCCCTAACATATGCCTTACCTGGAGACATCTTATAACAAGCAAGATCCTCTGATGGAGTAGTTCCACTATAAGTAGATTGACCTTCTTTAAAAATACCTCTATTACCAGTATTATCATTTAAACTATCTTTAACACCAACATCAAAGGGTTTTACATAGTAATCTCCAGACTGATCATATGTCCTATGTGCCATTTCATCGGCAAGACCTTTGTATGCACTAGTCTTTATTTTAGACTTAAGAATACCATCAACAACTTCTGCCTCTTCAACAAAAGCATTATCATCAAAATCATCTAATGGTTTCTTAAATAACGAAAGAGTAATTTTTAATCTATCAGCACCTGGAGCAGAGTAATTATTAAATCCCTGTGAATTATCATTCAGGGTTTCATCCATATCAGAGTTTATAATCTCTTCATTTACTGCCAAACCAACTCTATAATTTGCATTACTAGTATACTGTTCTAATATAAGTGTTTGTTGTTCTACTTTAACAAATTGTCCTCTAATAAAGTAAACACCTTCTTGTATTTGGAAGCATGATCCAGTAGCAGCAGCATTTTGTGCTATTGTTATTCCAAATGAAGTTCCTGAACTAATACTACTATTTCCTAATAAACCAGAACTAATAGTAGTATTGGATGATAATTCTTCACCATCAGCAAATGTTTGTGTTGAATTATTTGAGGTACTCGAACTAATATAAGCAACGTATAAAGTTAAATTTCCTCTTTCAGAATCTTCTGCTAATAAAACATTATCTACAACTGCAGTTACACCAGATGTTCTTCCTGTTATTTGCGTTCCAACTAATTGATCCACATAAGCAGATACAGGTATTCCTTGAAAGTTATTTTGTAATTGAATATTATAATATAGTTTATTATACCCAGTATTACCAGGTATTACTTTTGCACCTTCCTTAAAGAAATGTTGCCCAAACTTTTCAATCTGATTTTGTAAAATAGATTGGAGATTGTTAAGTTCCCTCGCCTGAACAGGAGTTCCAGGTTTAAACAGCACCTTATGATAACCACTATCATCTGAATAGTCGTCAAAATATGGCGATACGTTTAAATTCGTTTGCTGTGGCATGATTTTTTAGAACTGCAAAATAACTTTGATATCTTCTTTTTGATTTAATGACCGTGTAATAGATGGTCTATTATCAATGTAAATAATGTTTCCAGAATACTTTTTGGATTCTGGATTGGCAATGCCATTATTAAATGACTGCCCAAGGTAATACGTCTTACTATTTATTACGGTTGAGACACCTGTAAAGGACGTATCTATTGCTAAATTAGACCCTGTAGAAGGAATAATGGTAAGATTTCCATTACCACTTGGAGTGCTGGTAAACTGATTCAAATTATATCCATAAGGAGGATTTGTTTGAGCAGTGCCTACAGTATTAAATCCTGCCATAGTTCTGTCTTGCCAGAACTTTAAAACTCCTGTATTTTGGTCATAACTAATAACTTTACCCAAAGCAGTAGAACCTGTTCCAATAGTTTGTTTAATTAATGCATCTGCATTAAATGTGGCAGAACTATAACCAGCACCAGTCAAACGGAGAGCAGGAACGGCACTTGCTTTATCTAATGTTAATAGATTATTTGATCCAAATCCTTCAGGATCTTGAACCACACCAATTCTTGCTATTTGATTGCCAGTAATGAAATCTGGGTTTTCTGTATCATTTTCTATTCTAGAATAGAGTAAAACATTATATGCACCCAATTCCTCATAGATATCAGATCCATGCCCACCTTGAGGGGGAATAATAACATTAAAAGTTGGCACTGTTGTTCCTGTAGGAACTCCACCTGAAACTAAATCTATATTACCCCAAGAATAACCAGATCCTTGAGTAGAAACAGTTATAGAATCAATTGTTTGATCATTAGACATGATAACAGTACATTCTGCACCAGAACCATCACCTTTAATTGGAACTCTTGTATAAACAGCACCAGCAGTTCCTAAACCAACTCCTCTATTTGTAATAGTAACTATTTTAATAGATCCATCTACTGCATTATCTCTTACTGCAGCATTATCTGCATCTGTATTCCAATTTGGAGGAACTGGAATAAAATCAGTTGACTCAAACTTTACAATATCACTTGGTTTAATAGTGTAAAGATACTTCCATACATATCCATCTCCACTACTTCCTGCAACCTTTGGTTCTAAATCAGTAAATGTTGGTTCATCTAGTGATGGTCTTCCATTAGGATTTTCAGGATCAGTTCCATTCTGCAAACACTCATATACTCTATAATCACTATTCAATACATAATAACTTGCCGAATATAAATTCGTAGCACCTGAGACATTAGCAGTATTTGATCTTGTATAATCTCCACGATACATATCATATGTCGTTCCTGAAGTCCATAATCTTTTTTGAACTACTTGTCTTACATCTGAAGAAGTAATTTTCTTCAAAGCAATCATAGTATCCCAATAACTATTCTCCTCATCAAAACTATCTTTTGGAGAAGGGGGAGAAGTATCCCAATCAGATTGTAATTCTGTAGGGTTAGGTAATCCTATGAAAGAATAATATGCATTGCTCGTAGAATTTACGCCAGCAATAAAATTCTTCGCATTTAATATCCTAATCTTATCAGTTATGATTGCAGCCATTTTTGGAACTTTTTATTTATTTATTAAAGGTTTTATGAACGTTTAGTCACAAGACTATTTACCCGTGGATATTTTACACCATTAGATGATGAAACTCTATTTCCATGATTATCATGTGGAAATGCAGTTCCACTTTGAGGTCTTTTAAAGACATAAGATACATATCGATTGTTACCATCACCAAAACTTGTATAAGGACTTT